CGTGTTCCCAAATGGAATGCACTTATACTGGAAGAAGAGAGAAAACGTATTATTGAGAGAAGTGGTTGTCATTATTTAGAAGATTTGATTTCATGTGTACATATTATTCAATTAAAAGTGTTAACTTGTATCCGTGTAGGAAATAAACAAAAGAAAATCGATATTTCTATTCCAAAACTTGACCATTTTTTACATCGTGTATATGTTCATACTGCCCGTAAGGTATATTCGAATGTGTATTTATTTGAAAAGAAAATCTCGGATTTGCAAGTACAGAAAAATAGACGTGAATTAGAAATCATGATTCAAGAATGTATCTTGATCGCCATTCGAGAGAGTATTCCTACAGAAGCTATTATACGCGCATATATGGATGAAACTGTAGAAGAAGAGGAGGAAGTATTTATTGAGCCAGTAGAAGATGAATCTGCAAAGAATGGTATGGGAGGAGAGAGTGAGATGGATGCATCTCTCAATGAAGTTACGCAAGAGGATATTCAGAAGGTTGAACCGGAATTGCCACCCGTTTTATCTGTAAAGAATATGGATGAAGAGAAGGTGACAACACGTCTTACGTTTAATGATATGGATGAACAATCGGATGGTTCTGTAATCGCAGCACCAAAGGATATTGATACTTTAGAGAAGTTGAGTGATGAGAGACATGCTCAACGGAAATTAGATGAGGATGAGGATGATGATGAGGATGATGATATGCCCGAGAGAATTAAAATCCATATGGATGATAACGCAAATCTGAATGATGTGTTTGATTTAGATAATAATGGCGCCGCATCTGCATCGGCAGTTTCTTCTTCTGGACAGAATAATTCTTCTCTCGTTTTAGATGATATTGAAGACTTATAAACAAACAACATGTATGGATGCGTTATGAGAGACGATAACCATATATTCTCTACAGTATAATCGCTTTTGATTTCTACTTGACTATACTGTAATCCCATCTCCCTACCCAAACAAAATGGAAAAAGTGATTCTCTTCGCCATATGTGTTACTGTATTATTCGGTATTGTAAAAGGATTGGAAATGAAATATATTGAAAAAGATTTCAAGTCGCTGAAACTAATTGTACGTGACTTTGTCATTGTATTTATGAGTTCATTTGCAGTAGCTACTATGTTTATACAGTACAATACACATTTGGATGATTTCTTTAGTGTAATTACAAACACCAAAGTGATTAATCCAGATAAGACCCAGATTTTTACCGGAATGCCCGATTTTTGAGAGACCGATGGGTGATATATTCCGTTTGTGGAAATGACATACCCGATGGATTCATACATGTGTTCGCAATGACGAAAGTACCAATTGCAACCCACATAGACACAATTTGTCTCGAACCTGTAAAAATTATCCAACTTAATCCTTGACAATATGTTGTGGAGGTGTAGAATGGCGAGACAATAAACCCCCACCAGTCATTCCCAGTACAATGCATAATATACATGTTTGATGCCGCATAATGTACAATAATCCAGGTTAAATACGTGCATATGGTGGTTGATGCAAATACACGAATATATGTGTACAATGTTTGAGTCATCTGTGGATACGTACACGTACACTCACCAAACAAAGAATAATAAAAAGAAGAAGAATAAGAAGAAGAATAAGAATAAGAAGAAGAATAAGAAGAAGAATATGTCAATACGACAATAGTTGTTTTGTACAGAAAATGTTGGATATCAATTCTGTACAAAATCAGGGTGTTCTGGGTTTACGCGGCTAAATCAATTATTGGAGGTTTTGGCTTGGGGGGATTCTGTAAAAATGTGTTGTTTTCGGGTGGTAATGTAGACGAAGATAATGAATTCGACAATTCGTACATATGGTCATCTTTTTTGGTTGCGCACCATACAGAATTTAATGGGTCATTACTATATTTTACAATATTTCGGAATCCACATGACAGCATTGTTTCGGTGAGGTCTTGTTGATAATATCCGTAAATATGTGGTTCAGTTACTTCAAATGCCCATCTTCGGAATTGTGATTGAGACAAAGTGCTTTTCAGTTTAGTTGGTTCTAAATCAATGATAAATATTGTACCATCTGGTTTGAGAACACGCATAACTTCATTAAGCATTTGTACGGTGGGTCCTTGAGGAACTTCATGTAAAACGAATTGGAAGGTAACAATATCGAGACTATTGTCGGAAAATGGTAGACGTTCTGCATTACCATGTGCATAGTAAATGTTATGTTGATATAATTCATTACGGTATGATGCAATGGCTAAAAAATAAGGACTCAAATCTAATCCCCACACATGAGCGTTTTTGTACGTATTTTTCAAGAATTCTGTAGAAATCCCAATGGAACATCCAATATCTACAATATTATCCGGTTGTGGTAATACATGTAAAGAACGATATATTTCTATACTCTGTGTGATATTGTTACGGAGCCATTGTTCACTAGTATATGGGTCGACTTCTTTCCAGTAATTGGATGAAATGCTTAATGTGGCAGCTTCGGCTTCAAATGCGGCTTGCCAATTCAGATTCCCATGGTCATATCCATGGAATGGTTTTGTATAATAATTTGGATATTGTAATTCTGTATTTTCTAATTTTTCTTTTAAATGTACACAACGGTAAAATGACGTATTTTCTTTGTATACATTGGTGACGGCAGTCCAAGGGACACCTAAACGTTCGGCACGGTCAATAAACCATTTACGGGAGCGGTTTTTTAATCCACTACTGATTTTATTCCAGATAGGTAATTGCGGTTGTTTTCGGAAAGATGGTGGTCGTGGTGGAGTAACTCCTGCCATTTTTACATTGCATCCTCGTGAATAACCAATACATAAACTATTTACGAACCCAGTAGAAACATACAGACATGAGAGAAATAGTATTATAGTTTGCATGTGTGATGTGATGATGTGTATAAGAATACGAGACAAAACAACTTATACGTGATACACGACAAATATTTATATCTGTATAACATATAATTTATTTCGGTTTATCATTTCTTATTTTTTACAGTATGGATATTTCAAACAATGATGATGCAAAACACATAGTAGAAGAAACGCCGGTTGCTGATGTAAGTGGTATAGATATTTCTCTCAACAAGACAACAGAAGAAAAGGTTGAAACCGTTGAAACTGTTGAAAAAGAAGAAGAAGTATTTGACCCGAAAGATTTAAAACAGGTATTACAGAGATTTATTCAAAACCCAGATGGGAAGTTTCCAGTAACAATGGCAATGAAACAGATGGTAATTTGTCTCACTAATGTTTCATCTGATTCTTTAGGGAAAATCGAGAAACTATTAGAAAAAGTGTTTGCAGATAAGAAATTGGATATTCAAGATGCACCTTTGTTAATGATATTAATGCAAGAATTATTTGAGTTGTACGATGCATTAGAATTCAAGAAAATCAAATCTGAACATTGTGCATCTCTCTTGAAACTAATTGCACATGTGGTATACACTCATAAATATGCGGAATCTGTATCAGAAGACGAAAGTACAGTAATCCTTAAATCGTTTAACACTGTAATAGATACTGCGGTTATGTTAATGGATTTGAAAGAAAGTATTCCACTAAAGAGACGTTGTAGAAGTATATTTTTCTGTTACAAGTAATAGAATGAAACACATCACATCACATCACAATGTAGTATTTGTACAGTGAATATACACAAACTGTACAAATGCAGGGATGACACACAAAATGTATATTTACAGTATATATTATTGTCGATATGCCAAAACGAGAGAAAGCATCGAAATCACAGAAAGCACAAAAAGCACAGAAAGCATCACGAAAAACAGTAAAAGAAAGGGTCAAACCCCCAAAACAACGTAAAAAACAGTGTACAATGCATAAATCACAAGGGAAGCAATGCTCAAGTTGTACAAAGTCTCAATCATATTTACGGAAATGGATTGGAATAAAACGGATTACCGAGAGAAAGGATAAACAGATGGCAAAGCGATATTACGAAAAGTTCTTGATATGTGACAAATATGCAAAATCGTAAAAATGTCTTACCATTTATTTTTCTTTACAGTAATTTGAGAACCTGGTTTTTTCTTTTTCCCGGCATTAGGGTCATATGGTTCATCTTCATCATCATCTGCCATACCTTTTGACATTTCCCAGAATTCTTTGGAGCCTAATCGGAAATCAGGGCGTGTTTCTGCTTTGTACCAAAATATTTGGTCATGTAGTTTATTGGATTTTGCATTATTATTTACAACCAAACATTCGTAATTTTCCGTAGTCTGGTCCATTACAGAACAAAACGATTCCAATGTAGGAAACATACTCGCATAATTCTCCCAAATCCGCTTTCGATTCGAAATATATGGTTCTCTCAAAATAAACACATAATCGATATTTGTACGTAATGTAGGTGGAATACCTAATGGATATTGCATGGTAATTATCAACATGATTTTCCAATGTCTCCCATTCATAAACATCAATCTCATCAATTTGTCTCGTGCCCAACTATTATCGTACAGACAATCATCTAATATAACAAATGTACGTGGATCAATACTACATTTTTTGTATAATTCCATTTCTTTCTTCATCTGTTTCAGTACAACCCGTTGACGTCGTAACACATTTTCAATTAATACAGAACTATATTCTTCATGAATGAATAATTTAGGAACATGACTAGCATAAAACCCATTCCCAGCTTCCGTACCGGATATCACGGTACCAATTGGTATATCCTGATGAAAATATAACAAGTCTCTCACAAGAAACGATTTACCAGTATCACGGCGACCAATTAGTACAACAACAGGACCTTTATTTTCATTGGGTTTAAAAGTAATCCATTTCATATCGAATTTCTTTAATTCGAGTGTCATGTTGGAATGTTTATATTAGATAATACTGGATTGCAGACTTAATAATAAACCAGCACATAATAATAAAGCGATGATGACGCGTTTATTATTATCTAAATAATATATTCTCTCACATCATAAAGATTATATAGCATAACATCAATATGTTTTCCAGTACAATTCACAAAAACCCTGTACAACTTCATTTAGGGGAATTACAAGAGCAATATGCATCTGTACATCAAACAAATGAAGAGCGTGAAGTCGATTATAATCCATTCCATGTGGTTGATGGTCTACAGGCATATAATCCGATTATGAATATAATATCCGAAGAGAGAGTGAATACTGTAAAAGAATTGTCGTGTTTGAATCATACATATCACTTTAATGATTTACATTTGATCACTTCTTTAGATAGAACACGTACAGAATCAATTCCTGTGTATATCAAATACGCACCATTATTGGATCCTATACATTATTTGATTGGGAAATATGAGAAAGTACGTCAATTTATACGAATCCCGAATGTACAAGATATGGCAGAGAATCAAATGAATGTTCTTCCTAAATTGAGAGACCCAAATAATGCATCTTACATTGATTCGTTTTTCAATTATTTGTGTTCGCGATTATTGCATCATCATGGATTTATTCATGGAATCGATTATTATGGGTCATATTTATCTGTACAGCAAAAGTACAAAATCAATTTAGCGGATGATTATGAATATTTATATGAATCCAAATTTTTCCATCAGCAAAATAAGAAATTGTATGAAATGGAAAACAATGGGTATATTCAGCGAACATATCTTGAAAATGGAGACACCCATGATAGACGTCCCAAAATAAAGTATCAGATATCCTCTGATGATACAGACAATACATCATTAGTAGTGGATGATGTCGTTGATGTTGTTGATAATTCCGATAGAATGAAACAATCAAGTGATGTCTCATATGAGGATGATTCTGGTGAATTACACGAAGTGTTCTGTACAAATTCCACAAAAGAGAGAAACACCGATAATGAAAGTAGTGATGACGAATCATCTGCATCATCGAATGATAGTTTGGTAAGTGATAGTACAGATGAGGATGATGAGGATGAGGATGATGACGATGATGACGATGACGATGATGATGACGATGATGGTACAGGTAGTGAAAGTGGTTCAAGTAATTCAAATGGTTCAGATGATGAGAGTGAAGAGGATGAACAAATCAATGCATATTTGTACAATTTCCCAGTACAAATGATTTGTCTCGAAAAATGTGAAGGAACATTAGATGATTTACTGGAAAACGATAAATTATCACATGATGAACAATGTAGTGCATTAGCCCAGGTTATATTTGCATTATTAATCTTACAGAATACATTTTCATTTACACACAATGACCTACACACAAACAATATTGTCTATAAAACTACGAATTTGTCTCATATCGAATATAAATACAAGGGGAAAACGTACAAAGTACCAACACATGGAAGACTGTACAAAATCATTGACTTTGGTCGTGCAATGTTTCGTTATGGAGAGAATTTATATGCAAGTGATAGTTTCGCAAAAGGAGGTGATGCACATGGTCAGTATAATACAGAACCATATATGTATGATGTGAAACCTAGAATTGAGCCAAATATGAGTTTTGATTTATGTAGATTAGGATGTTCTCTCTATGATTTCTTTTTCGATGATGAAGTGTATAATAAAAATAGTAAGAATTTGAATAAGATGTCTATCATGGAATATACAGTATTGAGATGGTGTACAGATGACCGTGGAAAGAATATTCTGTACAAAGCATCAAGTGGAGATGAAAGATATCCGAATTTCAAATTGTACAAGATGATTGCGAGACATGTACATGGATGTTCCCCGGAACAAGAATTAAACGAGGATTTGATTTTACAGTATGATAGCAATAAACCGCAATCGAAAAAAAACAAGCGAAAAAATCAACAATCCAAACAATTCGTTTCTACGATTGTAATTGAGGATATCCCTCGTTATTTCCAGTAAAAAATAATGCATTTG